GCTAACGGATACTCTCGTGAGATGGAGCACTGGTTAACTGGTGGTGCTATTCTACAAAACAAAACTTCTGGTGTTGATGAGTTACGATGTAACTACAGAACTGAACGTGGTTTTGAAGGATTTGCTCCTAACCGTTTCTTATTGTTCAAAAAATCATAATTATTAATATATAAAGACATAAGAAAATGGATAAACTACTTATATTTAACGAACAAGGAACAACTGCTTCTATAGGTGATGCTGAACATGATGTTGCAGGTTATTTAGCTTCAGGTTTAGTTGGTATTACTAATTTAGGTACTACTGATACGGAAATAGAGCTTTTATTTCGTAGTATGGAAACTCCTAATGATACTGATGCTGATGCTTGTGATAATGTGAAGTTAACAATAACAGCTAACAAACATGTAGAAGTTATGGAAGCTATTGCTAAAAAAATTGCAGAACCTATCTCTAAAGATGGGGGAGCAATTGTAGTTTTTGATGCAGAAAGATCATCTAATAAGTCTGATGTTTCAGAACACATAACTGGATGTGCAATAACTGTTCAAACTGCTGACTAATAACTAGAAATAGTTAATTATATTACTGGGGGAGGGATTTACTCTCCCCCTTTATAAAACTTTAAGTTAATTTTAGAAAATAATTATTATGACACCAACAAAAACACGTAAGGCTGTTACGCCTCCTACGTCTACTAAGGTCGAAGCTAAAGCTCCCGTAGTAGAAAAAAAATTCACTCCTCGATTTACAAATAAAAAACAAGAGTACAAGGCTTCTGTTTATCAAATGATTTCAAAAGCTAAAAAAAGAAATGGTCAACCACAGTACCCTGTTGTATCTTTATTAAAAGCTGAGGACATTATATTTGATCCTGAAAAAGGAGAAAATAGAAAGATTAGATATGTTCCTGGAGAAACATCTATATTTGCTGATGAACAACCAGAGGGCGTTAGAATGAGAGAACCTATTGCTTTTAATAATGGTTTTCTTTTTGTAGATCACACTAATCCTACTCTTAAAAAATATCTAGATACTTGTAACGCTAATGGTAGTAATCCACACAGAATAAAATCTAAAAGCATTTTATTTAAACAGCAAGACGAAGAGAAGTCTGCACAAGATAAAATAGCTCAGGTAGCTGATGTTATGGACGCTGTACAATCTGCTCTTAAAATGCCTTTAAATGAGCTTATAGGGTACGCTAAGGTATTAGGTGTAAAAACTGATAAGAGTGTTGATGAGATTCGTTGGGATATGAAAGTTCAGGCAGAGAAGAGTCCTAAAGCTTTCTTGGCAGGTATGAATGATCCTCGTACAGAGATGAAGCAGTTATTGCTTATGGCTCAAGAGTCAGGAGTTATAAAAATGGATAAAAAAGCTATCACATGGGTAGCTTCAGGTAACACTATATGTGTCCCTGCTATCGGTGTTAAGCCTATTGAAAGAATGGTAGACTACTGTTCTGAGGGTGAGGGAGAGCAGATATATGCTGAGATAGAACGTAGATTACAAGCTCTTAATGGATAATGAGTTAATGTAATATATATAGGAGGGGGGCTTAACGGTCTCCCTTTTTTTTGTTATACGGATTAATTTCGTACTTTTGCTAGGGAATAAAACATATAATAATGACGATTGATGAAGTATACAGACTCGTACAAACCTTTGCAAATAAAGAGCAGAGAGGATTTATAACGCCATCTGAATTTAACCTATTAGCAAAACAGGCAGAGTTAGAGTTATACAATAAAAGACTTTCTTTAATAAAAGAAAAATCTCCTACTAGAAGATCGCAAGGCATATACGCAGAGAATTTAACCCCAGAATTAGCAAAACAAGATATAGCTAGTTTTTTATCTGTTTCTAAAGTAGATTTAAATAGTGCTGGCTCTGCAACTGTTAACTCTGACTATATAGAAAGTATTTTTACTCTCTCAGGTAATGACCAGAGTATATCATCGAATATACCAGTAGAAATAGTAGACGCAAAAGATATAAATCAAATACTAAGAAGTAGTTTGGTTTCACCTTCAATGATGTACCCAATAGCCTTAATGATTGGCTCTGAGTCTTCTAGAGGTAATTTTGATATAAACGTGTTTCCTGAAAATGTAGAAAGGGTAAGTATTTACTCTTATTACTATGACAAGAATCAACCTCCAAAGTGGTCTTATGTAACTGTTGCTGGAAAACCAGTTTATGATCCTACTAAATCTAGAGAGTTCATTATATCATCAAGAGTTCATGGGGAGATAGTAATAAAAATATTAGAATATTTAGGGGTTACAATTAGAGAAGCTGATTTAGTTCAGTATGCTCAAGCTAGCGAACTAAAAGCAGATAGTTAATTATGGCAATAGATTATACAAGTATAGATGAAGTAGTAAATGACTTTCAATTAACAATAGATGACACGTCTTACGATAAAGATGCACAGATATACCAATTAAGATTATTAGCTCTGCAGGGATTAAGAGAACTTAAGTTTGACGCAGAACAAGAGATTAAAACAGCTACAATGCTTGTAGACTCTACAACACTTCAGGTTACTTTACCAAATGACTATGTTAAGCTTTTGCGTATTGGGTATAGAAGTAATGATGAAGATAGATTTGTGTCTTTAGGTTACAAGTCTGACTTAATATTAGATGCTTCTGTTGCTGCTGAAGTTGGTGATGATAATTTTGACGAGAACAACCCTTACTACCACACAGATGTTGGTAGAAAGTTTGGTGTAGGTGGTGGCAATAATACCCTAGGCTACTACAGAATAAATAGAGATGATGACACTATAAACTTTTCTTCAGACCTTGCTGGTAAAACAGTATTTATGGAGTATATATCTGATGGCATAAGTAATATTCAACCTGTAGATCACGTTATAAAGTTTACATTCAATGCTGCTCATTCTGAAGATGCAAGTAATGGTATACGAAATTCAACTATTTTAACAATACCAAGTCCAACATCTTCAACAGACACTATAACGTTTACATTTAAACTTGATACTGACCCTACCTCTAATACAGATATAAAATTCTCTGGTATAGATAGTGCATCATCTATTGCTGGAAAATTTTTAAACGTTATAAATGAGGGGTATCCTGAGTTTAGGTTATCTGAGAGTAATAATAAAATAAAAGCATCTCTTAGTCCTAATTCTAGTACTATAACTTTAACTTACAGCGACATAACTGCGGTCCCTAAAAATCTTAATACCTTTACTACTAATTTAAGTCAAACTGTAACTGAACATGGGTCAGCAAATATAGTACCAATACTTAGTCAAAAGTTACTGCAGTTAGGTGTTGTTGGTGATGGACCTAAAGTGCATAAGTTTTGTGAAGAGGCTTTACGTTGTTACATATATTACAAGTACATACAAAGAAAACGTGGCGTTCCTGCTAACGAAAAACAAATGGCTAAAAGAGCCTACTATAATGAGAAAAGATTAGCTAGAGCTAGAATGATGAGTTTTAACAAAGAAGCTGCTATGCAGGTTTCTAGAAAAGCATTCAAGCAATCTCCTAAATTATAATAATGGCACAGGATAAGAGAGTATTTACAGGTGGGATGGATAAAGATTCAGATCCACGAATAATTAAAGATGGTGACTATAGAGATGCTTTAAACATTAGAAACATGGCATCTATGGATGGCACCTCTGGCTCTGTAGAAAATATAGAGGGTAACACCCTTGTTCCATTTAAGTTTATAGACGAGACTGATCAGATACTAGAGTTTACCTCATCTGATGATGGTCATATACAGATAGAGGAGGTTCCTGTAAGCACAGTAATTCATACTCAAAAAATTTATATTGGAGGTACTAAAGAAACACCAACTGTTAGGTATAATTTTGTCATTCATTATATGACCGCTAGTTATGACGATGATGGTAACGCTATTGAATTTGGTTTTCCACCAGTACAGGGTCCTAATGTTTATCTTGTAGGTCAAGAGGATAAAACAGGTATTGCAAGTGATCTTTTAACTTATTTTTCAGAAGGTGGTCCTTTACACAGCTTAACAGTAGACAATCTTTTAACAGGACAACCCCTTAATATAGAAGTGTCCTCAATAGTCGATGGAAGTGGACAACCTTTAACTGAAAGTAATAATTTTGATAATACTCAACCTTTTGTAATAACTTATGAGGCTGCTACAACTAACGCACCTTTCTTTTTAAATTTTACAAGTAGTCTCTCTCAAGTATCTGGTCAATTTTGGAGTGAAACAATAACTCCTGAGCTAACACTAGGTTCTCTTTGGCTTGCTAGCCAACACCCAAATGGAAATTTTATTGGTGGTAGTGTGGTTTTAGGTTCAGAAAACTCTTTTCACGCATCTTTAAATTCATCTGATGATGAAGAAAATAATTATGGTCCTGGTGATACTGATAGTAACTCAGGTGCTACGTGGGACCTTGAAGTAGGAGGTGAAGAGCCATCAAATCCATCTATAACGCCAACAAACAATGTTAATATTTATAGTGTTAATGATCTTGGTAATGGTAATTTTGATGTTCAAGAATTTTTAAATTTAGACACTAAAACTACAGAAACTGGTTCTGGTAGTCAATTTCAATTTGATAATAATCAGCATCAACTATCTAACATGCTTGACGCTACAGTTAAAACTGTTGATAATGGTGGGGGTATTAATCAAGTTCTTATAACTGGCGGTAGGGGGATGGTGTCAAGTCTATCTAGCGTATCAAAAAACTTTACTACCAACACTCCTTTAGCTGGACAAAAAAGATCAATACAAGGTATTGTAAATGCAGATACTAAATCATATAATCAGTTAGAGTATTACTATGATAATGAAGAGATTGTAGAACAGGCTGGTTTTAGTATTGATAAAGGTACCATAACATTTGCGGGTACAGATATTATAGCTGATGAGCTTTACTTATTAAAAGCTCCTTTACTAGCGGGTAAGTCTCATAAATTAACATACACTGTTGCAGGACTACCATCAGGTAATTCTTTTACATTTAACGTTTTAGATGTTCAGACTGTAGGTGCTGATTCAAACGGATCAAAATCTTCATTTATAGATACTAGTTTTAACTATTCCCTTATAGGAATAAAGTTTAAAAACACTTTTTCTTCTAGTGACAGCATGACTATTACTAACTTAAGATTGTTTTTAGAAAAGACTGAGGTTAGCTCTTTAGCTATGAGGTTTCAAACATCTCTTAGTATTGATTTTAATTTAGCCTTTGCTAAAAACTCTGAAGAGTTGTTACAAAAACTTAAAGATGGTGAAGATGTTACTCAAGTTCCAGAGTGGTACCCTGGCACCTCTTTGAGGTTAACAAAGGTGAGTGTAGGTGATCAAGATAATATTGATATTACAAGTCATTTTGAGTACACGAACTTGCAAGATCAGCTTGCTGTTGCTAACGCACAAATAGGTAATCTTGAAACTCAAATAAAAGATGATGAAATTGCACATGGGGAGGCACTAAGTACTTTAAATGCTCAACTTGCTACGAATGCTGCTAGTGCTGCGACACAGTTAACAAGTGCAAACGCCCTTAATTCTACGTTACAAAGTGAAGTAGATAAACTAGAAAACACACTTAATGGTCTTGAAAATATAATTATTGGTATTGATGACCCTGACAGTGAAGCTAATATAATAAACCTTATAGATAGTTATCAATCTTCTAAGGATGATGTTAATCAGGCTTTGACTAATATTGTTAGTGATTTAGAAGCTTTAGATTCTAGTATAATTTCTAATGCTGTACTACAACAACAAGTAGATACATTAAAACAAGATCTATTAAGCTCTCAGCAAGAAGTTGTTAGTTTACAAGCAACAATTGATTCAAAGGATAGGGAAATAATAGAATTAAATACCACTGTTGCAGGTTTACAACAAACTGTAGCAGTTAATGCAACTAAAATAGAAGGGTTAGAGCAACAACTATCTTTTTTGGTAAGTGAAAATAACGCTTCTGAAAGTCAAATAACTAACCTTACTATTTTTAATAAACAGTTAGCTGAACTTCTTGAAAATCAACAAAATTTAAATGCTGTTCAAGTAGAAACAATAAACAACCTTACTAAAGATCTTATTGATGCTAATCAGATTATTGCTGATCAAACAGCTACTATAACTCAACAAAATGGAGAAGAGGTTAGTTTAAATGACCTTATTTCTAAACTTAGACGTGATATAGAAATACTTGAAGAAGAGCTGTCAACACAAACAGATGCTTTATCTAATCAAGAAGATCTTACTGCACAATTAGAGGATGCAAATAAAGAATTAGAACGTAGACTCAGAGAAGCAGAAGACAGAATAATTGAATTAGAACAGTCTCAATCTGAAACCTTAGCAAATCTTGCTTCTTTGCAATTAGATTTTAATGGACTCAGTGAAAATTATACTGATTTACAAAAAGATTTTACAGAGATTTCAAAAGTATATGAAAGTTTAGTAGATCAAATTAATGACATTACTCAAGCTGATATTGATGCTACCGATTTAGCTGCTGTCTCAAACATTGATATACAAAATATTATATCTGAGTACAGTCAACTTAACAACCCTGTAGTGTTAACAGAAAAATTAAGTAACGGTGAGTTTGTTAGTCCTGTTACTCAGTGGTCAGGTGACAATTGGAAGTTTGAAAATGGAAGAGCTAGGTCTAATAAAGTAAATCTTGGAGAGTCAGGCTTATTAAGTCAAAACGTAGACTTAGGTCAGGGTTTATATGTAGTAGTTGTTAATACTCTTGAGCTTAAAGAATGTAGTTTAGAAGTTGACTTTCTGGTAAATAATGGTATAGTAATTAGTCAAAGGTTTACAATATCTGACGCAGGTCTATTTTCTAGAGTTGTTAATTTACAGTCTCCATGTAAATCTATACGCATAAGAGTAGTTGGAAGTGGAGATTATATAGCAGATATAGAAAAAATATCTCTAAATACTTTTGAGGACAATAATACTGTTACTAGTAATTTAATATTAGAACTTCTTGGTTACGTTAATCAGCTTAAAGCTAGAAATGAAAATCTAAGTCAAAAAGTTTTAGATCAAAAAACAATTATAGATAGCTTATCAGTAGAGTTACAACAAGCTAAAGAAGATATAATTCTTTATAATGAAGCGTTTACAATATCAAATAAAAACATATTAGCGTTATCTGAACTAATTATTGATGTTATAGAAGACTTTGGTGTAAGCTCTACAGTGACATCTAGTGATATTACTAATTTTATTAATGACTTTAACGCTAATAAAAATAATGTTCAAGAACAAATATCACTTCAAAACACTTTTGTAAACAACCTTTATTCTTTATTGAGTGAGGTTGATGGTGGTTTAGTACCTTCTTCTGTAAGTAATGAAAAATGGTTACTAACGTTTAGTGGTGGGCTTCCTGTTGTTAGCGATTCAATTCCTAGTGACTTTTATAGTAATGCACTTCCATCCTATATAGTTATAAAAAATGATAACATTCCTGATTTACAACCTAAAAATATTAATTTAGATTCTTCTGGTGGATTTTTAAATAATCCAGGATTTCAAGTTTTACATGGATCTAGTGTAGATAATACACTTAGAGGGGGGTTTGTAGGTGGTGTTGATAGCAATAATATTTTTTCTTCTAAACATCCTGAAGAAATAATAGTATCTCATTTAAATAAATTAACAAATAATTTAAATTATAACAACACTCTTAATAGTAATATAGATGGTAAATTTTATACTGGAAACCCTAATACTTTTTATGTTACCTTTTATTCTCCAAGCACTAGTAAAAAATACACAATTAAATTTACTTTATTAAACCTTAATCCTGTAGCTTCTTTAGTTGACACTAATGGTAATAGTTACGCATCTTCATCTAGTGGTGATAAGATAATTGGGGACAGGGGAGGACAAAGACCCGTTGTTACAAAAACAAGTTATTTAGAAAGTCAAGGTATTGATGATGGCTTGCAGGTTGAGGTAGAGTTTTTAGGTGGAGAAACTGGTTGGGATATTTATTATAACACAGGACTTAATCTTACAAGTGATTTACAACCAATACCTTCATTAAATACTGTTAATATTTATAAGAATAACACTTTTTCTTGGAATTGGAACGTAACTAACTCTAAAGACCCTAATAACGTTACTGAGGGTGGTGCCAACTTCCAACTACATGTTGAAAAAATACAGCAGGGACCAAGTAATAAGACAGTAAAAAGTGCAGTAGATAGCGTAGAAAGTTTTGTTGAAGCTCTAGTCTTACCTTCTTATGATGGTCAAAACTTAAACTCAGATGAATACATATATCCTTCAGGTTCTTCAGATATTATAATGAATAAATCTCAAGACGTTACAGAGAATTTACCGTTTGATATTTTAGGAGCAAGAAGAATGACAAAAAATAATATATAAAAATGGCTACTCCAACAACTCCATTATTTACTACAGATAAACCAACTCCCTTAGCTAACATTACGACTAGCACGTCTAGTAATGTTTTATCTGAAGACCATCGTTGTATTGGTGCTTATGAAGATAAGCCAACTAACTGTATTTATTATTTTGTTAAGTATACTGGTTTTAAAAAAAGTTTTGATTCCATATTAGAGTATAATTTATTTACTGACACAATAAGAACTGTCTATCAAGATGGTAGAATGAGTAGTAGTGGTTTATTTGAGTCTATCTTAAACTTTGATGTAAACAACCCTATAACTGGAGTAAATAAAATAGAAAACATATTATATTGGACTGACAATAAAAATAGACCAAGAAAAATAAATGTTGAGTTAGCAAAACAAAATGAATTTAACATTAAAAATGGAGTTCAGTTTTATGATTTTTATTATAAAAGTGACTACTCTACAGTATATATAACTCCAAATAATGGTCATGGATTTAATGTTGATGATAATATATATGCACACGTAAGTAGTCCTGACTTATCCCCTTACAATGGCTACGCTAAAGTAACTGGTATAGTTAGAAAAATACCTCAAGGAGTAACTTTTAATGTTACGGAAAATAGCTTTAATGTAACATCAAGTTCTGCAATATCTAATGTTGATTTAGAACCTGATGACTTTATAGGAATAGTTAATAATAACTTTGCTTATTATTTTCAGGTTGATTCTATATCAGGTACTACGATTACATTAAAAGGTGACGCACCTTCATTTACTGATGCATCAGCTAACCCCTTACATCTTATAGGTGTAGATGTGAATACTAACATGGCTGGTATTATTACTGACTGTCCTTGGGCTTTTAGTGCTGCTATGGTTGATGAAAATGGTAATCTTTTGTCTGGTATATTATTACATGCAAATCCTGAAAATGCCTACTCACCTTTGATTACTTTCGGGGGTGTTAATGATAGGTCTAAATACATGGATGTTATAAAATATCAACCAACCCTTAGACCTCAACCTGAACTTCAAAAAGATCAGGCTACATCTAAAAATGATATACTAGATAATCTTTTTCAGTTTAAGTATAGATATAGATATTATGATAACGAATTATCTTCTTATAGTGGTATATCAGATGTAAAATTAGACCCACAGTTTTCTTTAAACACACCTTTAACACATGAAGACTATAGAGATTCATTTAACGTTATTGACGTAGAATATTTTGATACTGTATCTGATGTTAAAAAAACTGAAATAGTGGCTAGAAAAGGTAATACTGGTGAGTTTTTTCTTATAGACACTGTAGAAAACAATTTTATAACCTACCTTAAAATTTTAAAGAACGATTTAATAATTGATCCAGACTATTATCTTACCATAGATAAATCTTTAATTAAATTTAAAAACAATGGTATATATCCTTTTGTTGATAGAGTTGACTCTGATAAACTTTTTGATGTTGTACCTAAGTTAGCACAAGCACAAACTATATTGTCTAATAACAGGATAGCTTATGGTAATGTTGTTGAGGGTTATGATAACACACCAATAGTAGCTAATTCTAAGTTTAACAACAAGGGAGCTAAAGTTCAGTCTTTATCTAATTCTCTTAAATTTTATACTACAGATGCTTTATCAACTCAAGTTACAAGTGAAAGTGGTGGAAATGGTACTGTTATGGCAGAGGCTATTGAAGATGGTGACGGTGGTAGTGGATGGAAGTCTAATAATGGAGAAAATTGTGATTGGAATGTTTATTTAGACTTTAGTAATATTTCTTTAAACGATGAGAACTCTCAAACTATATCTATAAACATTAGATGGGGGTTAAATAGAAGATCTGCTTCAATTTCGTTTGAAGGAAGTAAGCAAAAAACAAGAGCTGGTAGATTAAATATAAAAGTTGATGTTACTGGTTTGGTCACAAAAAGTCAAGTAATCAACAGAATAATTCAACAATTTAATGGTGGCAATTATGATGGTGGAACTATAACAACTTTAGCTCACAATTCAGGTGGTGCTAACCCAGACAACGCAGTAAAAGATCAAGGCTCTATAAGTTTATCTTCAGTTCAATCTAATACAGTGTTAAAAATAAAATTTCATTGCGTTGATAACAAAGAAGAACCTAATGGGGGTGGTGCAGCAAATTGGGCTACAGACAATGATGGATGGGCAAGCGTGGTTCATACTCACATTGCTAAGTTTACTTCTGGCTCTCCAGGATTTAACTCTTTTAAAACAGGTGCTTTTCATGACTTTGGATTAGTATATTTTGACGAAACTAATAGATGTTCTTTTGTAAATGTAGCTCCTAAGTATGATAAATTTACTGGATCTAGAGTCTATAACCCTTTTGTAACAGAAAGTAATACTGATTTAGGTCAAACATCCTCAGCTATACTTGAGGTTTTTAACAGACCTCCTAGGTGGGCTACACATTATCAAGTTGTTTATACAGGTAACACCACTGTTGGTGACTTTATGCAGATAACATCCCCAATAAGTAAAGCAGGTGCTGGAGGTGACACTCAGATATATATAGGACTACAATCTTTAAAAGCTAACAAGTCTAGCTACAACGAAGCCTCAGGTTCTGATTTAGATTTTGAGTTTCAAGAAAAAGGTGGTGATAGAATTAGATTTATAAGCTGTGAAAATAATGGTGTTAGAAAAAAGTTTGGTGAATACCTAGACTTTAAGATAACTGGTTTTGATTTCTATCAAGAGGACTTAGAAGAAAATCCTATAGATGCGACTACAAATCCAGGTTTTTATATAAGAATAGCTAATCCTGGATCTACAACTGTTAGATTAGAGGATAACACCTTAGTAAGTATTGGTCATAGCGGTTTTAGTTTCTCATCAAGTGGATACAACAAGTTAATAGCAGAGGTCTATAGAGAGAAGAAAACAACGTCAGAAGAAAGCATGCTATACTATGAGGTTGGAGATAAGCTTGAAATAAATAATCCAGGATCAATAATAGCAAGTCATATTGGTAACCTACAAGATCAAAGCACTAACTACTCTCTCAATGACGAGACTGGTGTACTTGTATCTAATGTCCCAGCAACAATATCTATAACCTCAGGTGATGTTTATTTAAAGCCTAGAGAGATGTTTACATCTATATCTTCTGAAGACTTACAAAATTTAGAAAACTTTCCTTGTGAAGATTATTTTCTTAATGACTTTCATAACACTAACCATTGGAGTAGAGGTAGAATAAATGTTGTAAATAACAACTCTGAAGAAAGAAGATTAAGTGCTACAGTTTATCACTCTGAGGCTTATTCTAGCACAGGCTCTATTAATGGTCTATCTAGTTTTAACCCAGCTAATAGTCCTTATTTTGACTACAACGTAGACTTTGGTTCTATACAATCTCTTAAAATGAGAGATAGCGACTTAATTATATTTCACGAAAGTAAAGTTGGTAGAGTTTTAGTTGAGAAAGATATTTTAACTACAGCATCTGCTGACCAGTTGGTCTCTTTATCAAAGAACATTATAGCCAACTATGTTAACACATATTCTGGTGAGTATGGTTGTGGTCTACACCCTGAGTCTATTGCTCAGAATGGAGAGAAGTTTTACTTTGTAGATATAAGAAAGGGATCTGTTCTTAGGTTAGGTGGTGATGGTCTTACAGTTATATCTGACTATAACATGAGGGACTACTTTAGGGACCTTGGTGAGATGTACGTCAAGTATAATCCTGATAGTCCAGTTAGTCAACAACAATATCAAACACCTAGTTCATCTTACATGCTTGTTGGTGGTTACGATCCTAAGTATGATGAGTATGTTGTTACGTTTCCAGAAATAAAAACTATAAGACAAGGTAGTGGTCAGTATTCTGCTGCAAGTGCTTGGGATCAAGATATTATTAATTGGGAAGATGAAACTCAAGTTTACAATATTCAAAATGATGAAAAATCTATAGTATTTAATCCTGTAACTATAGCCTTTCAAGAAGGTTTAAATAGGTGGACATCTTTTTACTCTTTTATACCTGAGTTTTACTCTAAGATAGATAGACAATTTATTACGTTTAAAAAAGGTAGGCTGTATAGACATAACGATTCTGATATATACAATAGAAATACGTTAAATAAAGCTCAGATGAATACATTCTATGGTAATAGAAACTTATCTTACTTAGACTTTGTGTTTAATACTGAACCTTCATCAGTTAAGACTTATAATGCTATTGGTATAGAAAGTGACACTAAGTTTTTGACTGGACTATTTTCTAATATGGGACAGTATTATGGTAACTATGATGACGTTATATCTACAAGTATTGCTTTTAGAAAAATTGATGGTGTTGTTACTAGAGATGAAAGTAATAGAATTATAGGTCAAGACACTGAGTTTTATAAAGATGTAAAGCCAGGAGATTTAGTTAGAATATTTGGATATACTGAAGATAAAGAAAAATTAAATCCTATATATAAAGACTTTATAGTATCTAAAATACATAGTAACATATTTTTAGAGTTAAATGAATCTTTAGATTATGGTGGAGTTAAATTTCAACCTAACAAATCTTTAATGTATGTTATAGATTATAAAACTAAAGAAGGTATACAGTATGCAGATATTCCTTTTTGTTCTTCAGGTGTTAGCAATGATTCAGATCAAATTTCTTTTGGGGATGGCTCTGAAATTATATCTATTGGTAGAGTTAAAACATTTGGTAATCAGATTACACTAGAGGATAATATAAATGAGTCATTCTTAACTGAAAACTATCGTACTAATTTAAGTAATGCTTTAGTCGGTGGTGAGTATATAGTGAGAGGTGTAGGAACTGGAGTTTCTTTAGAAGGTTTTACAAATACAAGTAGTCTAGCTGAACCAGGTGTTGTGTTTACCCTTACATCTAGACCACCCAACGTTAATATGTCTTTAGTTTCTACAGACCTAGCGTTATACTCGAAAGATGATAGTGGACAAACTTATTTTTTAGGATACTATCAGTCCTTTAATGATAATACTAATCATTTAAGTTACATTAGACCATTAAACTCTAATGTGCTTACTGATTTAGATGTAGTTGACGGATCTTTTGTTTTTGGAGTTAAAAGAGGTAAGGTTGAGGGGGAAAAAATGAAGGGTAGTTACATGAGGGCAATATTAGCAACAAATAAAAACCAGTCTACTCAGAAGTTCAATATATACGCTGCAAATGCAGATGTAGACAAGAGTGAGCTTAGCGGCAAATAATAAGAAAAAAATTAGTACATTTGTAAAAATTCAATAACATGGCACGAAAAGTTAAACCCAAAATAAAATATAGTAAAAATAAAAAAACACCTAAAGCTTTTATTGGTGCCGCTACTTTGGCAATAGGTGCTGGTAAAGCTATATACGGTGCTATTCAAGCTAGAAGAGCTAAGAAGGCTCAAGATGCTTTTGATACAGGAAGATTAGAAAGAAAAGTTACATCTGCTACTCAGAAGCAGGCTGATCAACCTATAGATCAAAGTTTGATTCAGGGTATGAAAGAGTCTCAGGCTGCTGATAGAGCCTCTGCTATGGGTGCTTTATCTAAAGACCCTAGAAATGCTTTACCTTTAGTTAATGCCTTGGAAGATAGTGCTAGAAAACAAAACTTAGCACTACTTGATAAACAACAAACTGCTAAAAGTGAGGCTATGAAAAATTTAGCTACAGAACAAGGGCAGGTTGAAGATCAACGCATAAAAGTTGCTGAAGGAGAATTAGAGGGTATAAGAAAAGAAAAAGATGCAGGTGTTCAAAACATATTTGGTGGTGCTGAAGATGTTGCTAGTGGTGTTGGTGCTGGTGGTCTTCAGGATTTTGGTATAGTTAATAGAAATAAATTCCCAGTTGAAACAGCAAAGAAAGGTGGTAAGATAACTGAAGACGGTGGTGTGACTCCAGGAGAATTTGACCATAATACTAATAAAATTGATATGGTTCAAGATGGTGAGAAGATTGGTGAAGCTACAGGTGGTGAACTTATATTACCTCCTGATGACGTTGAAGATATTAGAACTGTTTTGAGCTCTGGAGATAGAGATGCTGCTTTTGAGTTAATGAAAGACTTAGTAGCTAAATACGATGAGAATGTTATAGGTGAAGATGAGCAAGAGCAACAAGCTGAAGCTGAACCTGAACCAAAAAAACAAGATAACATGTTATCTACAATAAGTGCTAGAATGGGTGCTTACCTTAGCAGAAGATAGTTATGGCAAAAAGTTTATTTTTCACAGGTACTATTCTTAAGAATAATAGAAACCTTTTAGAAGAGGAGGCTACTAGGCAAACTCTTGCTTTACAAAAAGAGGAGCTTGATATTAGAAGAGAACAATTAGCTGATCAAAGAAAAAAAGCTAGGGCTGAAGGTAATAAAAGCTTATACAAAGAATTATCTATAGAGGGTGCTGAAAGATATGCTGATTACTTTTCTTTAAGACAACAACAGATAGATGACTATACAGCAGAGAATAGTGAGCTTATAAGAGACAATCCTAATAGTGCTGAGTCCAGAGAACTTGTAAGACTTCAAAGACAGTTTAGAGCTGATGTAAACTCTGCTGTAAATAGAGGTAGCCTTTTAAATACCCACAATAATTTAAAACTTCAAAACAAAGCAGACTCTTATTTAATGCTTGATGATAATAGTATGTTTCTTTATGAAAACTTAGAGAATCAATTTGTTCAAGCTTTGAAAGATGGTACTGACTTTAATGAAGCTTTAGGTTTATATGATATTGGTGTGGATAATGTTCTAAGAAAAACTCCTAACACACCTATTTTAGATTATGTTAATGGTAAACTAGATGAAAGATCTCAAGAATATGATGGTGATGTTAAACTCGTAAAATTTACAGACGAGCAAATTGATGGGTACACAGATGATATTGCTAATAAACTTAGAGTAAACCCTAATGGAGATTGGTCGGATCAACAATATAAAAACTTGTACTTAAATGGTGTAGTTCAGGTAGTTGATTTGGAAGGTAATATAACAAAGGTAAACTCTATGGATGCATTTTTTCAAGAAGAAAAAAGTATAGGTATAGCTACTGATAGTCAAAAACAGGAATTACTACCTATGTTAGATCTTAACAATGATGGTATAGCTGAAACTGTTAATGAAAACTTTAATGAAGCTTTATCTAATGAGTATGCTGAGTACCTTGCTAAGAAAAGGTTAGAAGAGGTTATTCCTCCAGACAAAAGACAAGAGCCTGCACCAGATGAAGGTGGTGTTTCTGGAACAGAATACTTTACTATGCCTGATAATATAAAAACACAGTTTGATGAAAATGTTTTCCCAGATAATGAAAGACAAAAAAGTGCTGTTGTTAATGGTATAGAGTATAACAGTGATATACAAGATAAAGCTGGTGGAGATGTTGAAATATCTTTAGTAAATTTAATGGATGGAGAGGTTAATCAAGAGGTTTTATATGATGAATTAGCTCAAACTAGTAGAGATATAAATGCTAGAGACTATATTAGATATAAAGAGATGAAAGCAAAAGGAACTCTTACTCCTAAGTTAGAAGAAGAATATAACGAGATTTTGGATAAACTTAAAAATTCTTCAGCAAAAGGTAAGGTTACACAAGTTTCTTTAGATAGAAATGGATCCCCTATTGCTATAGTTAAATTTGAAGGTTCTAATAGAAGAGTTGTTGTAAGACTTAAAGATATAACCAGTTCTGTTACTGGTATTTATTCTGGAACTACTAAGAAAGCTCCAAGTACAGGATACTACATATATTTACAAGCTGGTGGTGCTGCTGAACAAAAAGCAACTGGAACTGCGGCAGATTATTAAAAAAAATAATAGTTAAAGAGATGAACGAACAAGCTATTCAACGTGCATTTGAGTTGTTTAAAAATGACGGATACACTAAAAGTATAGATGAGTTTAAAATATTAATGTCTTCAAATCCTGAAGCGTTAGCTCACTCATATGGTTTATTTAAAAATGATGGTTACACTAAAAGTGTAGGAGATTTTGCTTCACTTATGGGAGCTGCATCAGAACAACCAGAAGGTGAAGAAGTAAAAAAAAAAGAGTCGACCATATGGAGCAACTCGATACAGGGGATTTCTCAGGATACACCTTCCGACTCTTTGGAAGAGCCTATTTCATCGGATCAAGAATTCTTAGATAACTCTATATCTAAAAGAGAGGGTAAGACCCAAGAACAAGAACCAACAGAACCAATTGATTTATCAAACAATACTTTTGAGCAGAGAGAATCTGTAATGTCTCAGTATTTTAATAAAGAAGGTGTTGATTATGGTCCAAGAAAAACTAATCTAAATAAGAGAGGAGATTTAGAAAATCAAAGAAAAGAGTTAAGAAGTCAAATGTTTGATAATGTTCTTGCTAGACAAAACATAAGACTTTTTGAAGGAGATTTTTATCAATACGAAGAAGAAGGCGGAACCTTTGTAAGAAAGGATAAGATAAGTGCAGATGAAATTGATGAAAGAAGAGAAGCTTACTTAAAACAAAATTTTAATCCTTTATCATCTTTTTTTGATATTATGATTAAAGATGAGCTTGAGGGTGAGGAGTTACCTAATTTAATTACCTACGCAAGAAGATCTAAAGAAGAAGGTACTCCTGAATTTTATTTGGCTCAAAACTTTTCACTTAGAGGTCAGGTGATGGAGTTGGAGTCTCAAATAAATGATATTAATGACAAACTTAAAGGAACTGATGAACAATCCGTAAAAGCAACAACTGATTACCACACAGATCTTTATGAGAGCATATTGCAAACCGTTAAAGAAAAGGACGGTGGTATAGATATGTATGATGAACTTGCTGAAAAAAATGAACTAAACTGGGGTTATGTAAGATCTTCTAATGTTCAGATAAAAACAGATGGTGGTGAATATAAAGATGCGACATTTGCTGAGGCTTATGATGCTTTAATAAAAGACCCTGAGAATGAAGAGGGTTTGTCTTTTAATGAAGGATTAAAAACTGGTGTTAACGATGTAAAAATATCTGATTCTTTTGCAGAAGAAGACGCTGGTATTGATTTAATGAACCTTAAGAAAACTCAAAAAGATTATGATGGTGTTTTTGGTGAATGGTTTGATTCTTTTATAAGAGGTGGTGTTAGATCTTTTGCTGGTCAAGCAGACGCAGTAGAGTTTCCTTTAATGGCTGCTTCAGGTAATTATAGCGAGTATATGAAGGAAGGTGGACCAGCCTCTAACCCAATGTTTCAAGTTGTAAAAGAATCTGAAAAAAGAAAATATGTTTACCAATATCCTGGTGTTTTAAACTCAGCACTTAACGGAAATGTTTCAGATGCTGGTATTCAGTTAGTGTCAAGTGTTCTTGAGTCTGCACCTCAGATGATACAAATGTTAGGTATAAGTGCTACTATTGGTAGGATTCCTGGAGGTAAGTTTGTTGGTAAAAAAATACTTAAAAAAAGTAAAGGTTTAACTAAGGGTGTATCTAAAAGATACCAATCCATAGCAGGTGCTAAAAGAAGAAAGAGTATTGCAAAATGGACTTCTGCTGGTGTTATGGGTGCCTCTGCTTACGGTACAACTAAAAACGAATTAGAAGAGCTTAGTGCTAGAAATGTAAAGGGTGGGTTAAGTGACACAGCTATTTTATTTAACGCTGCTGCAAGTGGTTTTGTAGAAGTATTTTTTGAAAAGAAAACCCTTGACTTGTTAGATGGTTTAAGTGATGCTGTTAAATTAATACCTAAAGCCATATTAGCAAAGAAAGGTAAAGAAGAAGTTACTAAAGAAATTACTAAGTCTGCATTTATACAAATAGCTAAACTTGCTAATGCAGAGGGTGTGTCTGAAGGTTTAACTGAGGCTGCTAACATAACTACAGATATGATTACTGGCGTTCCAACTGCTGAAGGTATTTACGAAATAAGTACAAGAATAGGTGATGCTTATCTAGCTGGTGTTGGTATGTTTGGTATGATGGGTGCTGCAGGTGGTGGTAAAGCTATTGTAGCAACTGGTTATAATATGATTACCACAAAGGGTATTAATGAGAACTTTAAGTACACAGTAACAGACAACATAACTGGTGAAACAACAGAGATGAATAACAGGAGTGTACATTCTTTTATAAGAGACAAAAACAATCTTAAGAAGTTCCTTAATAAAGATGTCAGTATAGATGCCTCTATGAATCCTGAGTTTCAAGAAACTCTTTATGAGTTGGAAAATGGTTTAGCTAGTAATGATGGTAAGAAAGCTTTAAAAAACTTTCACAAAGCAGAGAAAAAACTTCAAGAGTCCTTATCTAAGCTAGAAGATTTAGATACTAATAAAGATGTATCTGGTAGTGCTATAAGTAATATTGTCAACGAAGTTCAATTTAGATTAGAACGATTACAAAACCAGGTAAAAGAAAATCCTTTTTTATCTAAAATAGATAACTCTTCTAAGAACTTAAATCAATTTAAAAAATCACTTGAGAAGAAGGGTATAAGAATTAAAAACTTTAAGTTTACTGATAACTATGAAGGTTTGTCTTTTAGAAGAGGTGGAGTAACTGGTACAGATATAGTTATAGACTCACCAAATAAATTTAAAAACTCTGAGGTTAACACTAATGTAGTCGATAATTTTGATGCAGATACTTATGTCCCTAGTGATAGTGATATGAGTCTTTTAAATAGAATGCTTCAGAGGTTTAATTCAGACAGAAGCACCAACTGGAAAGATGGTGTATTAGAACCTACACTAGAGCAAATAGAAGAGTTTTGGGGTAAGTCTAGATTTACAGAAGCTTTATATAATTACCTACCTATTGGTCAAAGTAGACCAACAGTAATAGTAAAAGGTGTAGAACAGCAAAAAGGATCTGTTGATGTAGCTAACTTAACTTATCAGCAGGCTAAAACTATATTTGATAATGGTAAAGCTAATAGAAAAGCCATGTCTAAGTCTAAGGATGGTGACGCAAATCAAATCAATAATAATAAAATATTTAACAACGTTCCTGAAGGTGAAATAGAAACAGTTACTAATGAAGAGTTGCAGGCTGAAGGTGGTTACTACGTTCTTACTGTAGGTAGTAAAAATTCTGGTGCAGAGACTGACGCTAATCAACTTGCAAACCTTAAAAGAAGATTACAACGTTTAGGTGCTAACTTTAAGAAAGTTGTAAGTAGTCAGGATGGTGCTAGAAAAGAATCATATATAGTCACTGGAATATCTAAGGATCAAGCTTTAAAACTAACTAGAGACTTTAATCAGCAATACACCTACTCTAGCAAGAGTGGTATACTTTACTCTGATGGTAGCACTCAAGATGCTGCTAGAACTAGAGGTGTTAAATCTCTTCGTGAGGGTGGTGTTATAGCTATTAAAAATGCTAAGGGTGAGGTTAAGTACATAGGTATACGAAAGACAGGTGATAAGTCTTTTGCTCAAGAGTTTAACTCTGAAAATATTGATCAGCTTAACGACTACATTAAAGATTTTCCTGATACTGTTCAAAATATATTGGGAACCATGGTTAACATTCTTAATTCAGTAAGTGGTTCGATGTCTATAGTTATAGCTAGAAACTCTGAAACTTTTAAAAATCACTTAATACAAAATAATGTTGATTTAGGTAGCGGTATAACTGCAGAAATAGCTGCAGCACAAGGTAAAGCAGTATATGCAAGAGATGGTAAAATATATGTAAACGCTTCTGCCCTTAGTTTAAATACAATGTTTCATGAGATAGTTCATCCTATAGTGTCAACATTAAAGAAAACAAAAGAAGGTAAAGAGGCTTACAAGAAGATAGAAGAAACTATAAAAAACTCTAATGTTAAAAAACGTTTCTTTAATGGTAAAAGAAAAAGATACGAGAGTAAAACTTACTACGAATGGGCGAAAGAAACTTATAAAGATATTTTTAAACTTCAGGGTCTTAAAGATAGCGAGTTAGAGTCTGCTATCATAGAAGAGGCTTTTGCTGAGATGATGGGTGATGCTGGAGCTCAAAGATTTGCAGGTAATAAGTCTTTTATTGGTCAAGTAAAAGAAGCTATAAAGGCTATGTTAACTGCCTTACTTGGTGAAGACAGGTTTAATAAATTAATGAGTAAGTTAAATCGTGGAGGTAAAGACTTAGACATGTTAACTTTAGCTGACATGGATGGTGTTGAAATGAGATCAGCATTTAAAAGAGCTGTCGTTGATGGTAAGAATATAAACGTAGGAGGTAAAGATATTGTTTTTGGTAAAACTGCTGCTGAGTCAAAGTTCTCTTTAGAAACTGATAAAGCCTCACAGGGTATGTCTGAGAATGGTGATATTGTAGTTACTGAGGAATTAGATATGCCTGATGATGTAGAGTCATATAGAGGTATAAAAATTTCAGAAAAGGGTAGAAGATTAGGGTTTACAGAACAAGATATACCTGTTAAATCTATACTAGATATTAATGGTAAACTTGTATCTGTTTCAGCAATAGATATGTCAACTGCTTCTTTGATTACCAGTGAGAATGGAATACAGCATGAAATGATGGGTGGTATACTATATCCTATGCTTAAAGGAGCTTTAGGTTGGGCATATACTACAAAAGAAAAAGCACAAGAAGTTTTAGATTCCATGAGAAAGAATGGAGTAAAAACTATGGTGTTTATGGTGCAAGCACCAACTGGTATTTTAGGTAATATAAATTTTATAGAATACATAGAAAAAGAATTAATAGATGGTATAAATAAAAAGAAGATTGGTAAAAGATTTTTAACTAAGAGATTAAATGATGTTGTTAGTAGCTCTAGTGTTGTTAATATTTTTAATACTATGGGTGTAAAGTTACCAGACTCTAAGTTTAGAAGTCTATCTGATTTTATGACTTATATGAGAGGAACTCCTACTGGTGGTAGAAATAAAATCATGAAAATGCTTTTAGGTCAAACTCTTCTTAAAACTTTAGGATTACCAAGACAGGAAAATCTTTTATCTTTTGTTAGTGACAATGTTTTATCTGAAGCTAAGAAAGGTGATCTAGTGGGTGCTATAGAAATAGATTTAAACTCTGAGATTGTAGAAACAAAACCTGGTGATGTAGGTCATCATCCTGGATACCCATTTGCTATAAAAGGTTCTAACTTTAGAATGTTTAATAAGTTCGCTAGTATAGTGGATGTATTCCCTGATTACTCTTCTAATACAGAAATGGAGAGAGCATTGAAAGAGGGTAGAAGACCAGTAAAACTATCAGAAAAAACAGTAGACAATGCTTACTCTACGTTTATGTACGGTGGTTTTGCAGTACCTGATATTGCAGATGATTTTACTGGTGGTGAACTACAGTATAGTAGGTTCTCATTATCTAGTCAATCTAAGTATAATGGCATAGCACCAGTTGGAACTGATTCTTTTAATGAGTGGTTTGGTAATTCTAAGATAGTTGACAGTGATGGAGACCCTAGAGTTATGTATCATGGTACTAAGTTTGAATTTGAATCATTTGGTAGAAATAGATTAGATAATGCTAAGGGTATTTTCTTTACTCCTAATTCAGATTTTGCAAACTTATTTGCAGGGGGTGAGTACAATTCTAGCAATACGAATGCTAATGAAAAACGTGGATATAATGTTATACCTGTATATATAAAATCAGACAACCCTTTTGATTATGAAAATTTAGATCACGTTGATATAATAACTAATGCTTATACAGAGTATTTAGTCGATGAAGGTTTTGACTTAGAAGATATTGAAACTAGAAATAAAATAGATGAGTTTAATTTTAAAGTTCAAAACGTTCATAATTACGCTTCTATAGAACAGTTTGCTCACCTTATAAAAGAATTAGGGTTTGACTCTTATTTTATTAGTGAGGAGTATAATGAAGCTGAGTATAAAAACATAGCTGTATTTGATCCTGACACTCAAGTTAAAAGTATATTTAAACAAAACTATAGCGAGGTTGAAAAAGATGAAAGTGGTAGAATTAAATTTTCTATTAAAAGACCTGGACCAGAAATAGTATACACATCTAATGTTCGTCAAGCTATAAATAACATTAGGTTTACTAATGATGCTAATAAAATATTAACACCTAAAAAGTGGGTTGAGTTACTTAGAAAGTCTAACATTCCTGGAATAGGAGATGAAATATCTTCTGTAGGGTTTTTGGAAGAACTAAATAACATAGGGTATAATACAATGTCATTAGATCTTTTACTAAACGTATTTAATTTGTTAGACCCTGAGGTTAAGGTTAATTATCTATATGGTAAGAAGCTAGGAACTGGTAACGTAATTAAGAAGGAGGTTGTTGCTCAAAACTTTGATGTAAGAAATGTTGTTGATGAGGGTGAGACTGTTACTTTAAATTTTTTAGATAGTAAACAAAACCCTTTTGATTCTTTCGGAGCTGATTTATTAAATAAAGACTTACAAAGTGTTGAAGATGTTTTAAGAGATCTATTAGACCCTGAAGATTATGATAATCTTACAACTTCCCTAATAGAGACTGGAGGTGTAATTGAATCACCTGTAATAACGTTTGATATATCTTATGGTAGTGAGGGTGAAGTGCAGACAATAACAACAAGTGTTATTGAGCTTATGTCAAGGTTGTCTAAAAATAATTCTTATTCAACTGGCATTGGAAAGTTATGTAATACTTTAGCTCGTCATCACTTGTATGTAAACAAAGGTGATGATCGTTATCTGCCTGACGCAATGATAGAAGAGTATATATATAAATACTTTGGAGCACAGGTTACTAAGACAGAAGATTTTCAACAGTATAAAAACGTTCAGGGAAGAAGAAATATGGTTATTCGTAACCTTAATGATTTAACTAGATACTTCTTACCAAACTCAGAGCATGAAGCATATGGTATGGGAAAGATACCACAATCAGAAAACTATAGAGAGGTTGTGCTTCAGTATAAAAACCCACCAAACAAATTAAGTATTCCTGTATCTGATAGTCACTTTCCAAACTTTAAACCTGTTCTTGGTTGGGCTAGGATAGATGATAGAACTACTGATGATGGTAGTAAGGTTATGTTTATTAGAGAAATACAATCTGACTGGCAACAGAATATAACTAAGGAAGAGAAAAGAGTCTTTGATAAAATGGTGGCTGAGTGGGAAAAGGTTAATCTTATGTCTAGTGTTGGTATAACTGAAGGGGATTTAATAGGACCAACTACTAAGCCTCCTAAAAGATCTGATGTTAATGTTCAAACCAGAATAAAACAGTCTCAGCTTGATAAGTCTGTTGATGCGGATCCAGATTTGTATACTGCTCTACCTTGGTCGACAGTTTCAAAATCAAATGGTTTACTTATAAGAACTTTATTAAAAATGGCTGCTGAAGAAGGGTATGACTATATAACGTTCCCTGATACAGATACAGTTATAGAACTTCAGAACTGGAGTAGAAATGATAAGTCTAGAAAAAGGGCTAGTATATATGAAACTACCCTACCTTCTATTGCTTTATCACAGATAGATAGATTAAGTGATGTACCTTCAAAGGTTGATGTAATTAACTTATCTGAATCTACTAATGATGGAATGGTTCCAGCAACTAATCTAAATGTAAAACCTAGAGCTCCAAAAAAACCTTACAAGATTAAGAAGGGTACAAGATTGACTGCTGAAAATATTAAGGATATAGAGTTTGACTCAAATATATCTCAAGTGTTAATGAAGCAGGGTGCTGTTGATGTTACAATATCTTCAATAATGTCAATAAAAGCAATGGATAGTGGTCTTTTTGATCTTGACATAGAGGGTATAACTAATTACAACTCTATTTTGCAGTCATCTAGTAATATAGATCAGTTTAAGGACAACATAAAAATTGTAAATGACAATATAAAAAGGGCTATTGAAGACTCTAATAAAGTTATAGTAAATGATAACCCATACGAGTTTGCTGCTAACAGGTTATTTGATTTAATTCAGATAGCATACAATCCTAGTGTTCAAATAAAAGATGAAAGTAGATTTAGCAACACTATTGCTAGTTTAGTAGATTACATAGTAACGTCTGATCCTGTTCGTATGCGTGAGCTATTAGATAAAGAGGTATCATATAAAGAAGATAAAGTTTATTATGAAAGTGAGGTTATAAATTTAGCTAGACAAATAGTAGATGCTTTAGTTGCTCAAGATACATTTCCATCATTTAAATCAGAAGCTAGATCTGAATTGTCATCACGATCAGGAATTAGTAGATCAGGTATAGGTGGTATATTTTCATTTAACAATCATCCAAACGAAACAAATCGTTTTGGTATTGATAATTTAGTTGAAATATATAGGTTGGTAGATAATATAAAACGTTCTAGAATTATGGGAAGAATGGAACAATTTATTGATGAAGCAAAACTAGGATTCACTTTAGGAGTTAACCAAAACAGAATACTGGAATTTAGAGCTGATATAGGATCTAGAGCTGATCTTAATGAGACTATAATTAAATTTAAAGATAAAGTATTAGAAAAATATTTTAGAGATTATAGTGTAACTTCACCTGGAGAAACTCGAACAGTAAGAGAGGTGGTGTCGATGGATTCTAATGTATACATACCGCCAAGTGAATCTCTTATAGACTTCACTAAAGATCATATTCAAAAAATAGATGATTATGTGAAAGCTATGGATGGTGCTAAAATGTTTGCACCAAGAGGGTTAAAATCTATACCTGTTAAACCTTTTGCTGAAAAACTAAACGAGAACAAAGGTGTTGTTAAGTTTAGTTTAAATTCAAGTGGTAAGGTAGTGATTAATCCTGATCAAGTTAAAGCATTAGATAATAGCTATATAAATATAGAAGATGAGTACGATTACGTTAATATAAATGATGGTGTAGCCACTATGTTTGGATACGCACAGGAAGGTAATGGTATTGTTAATCCTGCTGTTGAACCTGTAGGTGGATATGCTAAGTCAAAACTAATGGACTGGGCTAGACCTAGACTTCAGTTTAGCCTTAACCAAGATGACGAGTCTAACTTAAATACTGAGGGCGTAAAAAATAAATCTCTATTCCCTATTGATAGATTATATCCTTTGAATATTGATCCATTAGATATTACATCTATGGCAGATTATAATATAGGTAAGTTTAAATCAGAGGGGACTAGAAATCTTGCTACTTTAAATTTTGACACTGATGATGCTACAGCAGTATCAACATCTATGTTTAAGATAAAGAGTTTGATTGATGATAGTGAAAATGGTGACAACACAAATGTCATGAATATGTCTGAAACAGATACTGGTTTATCAATTCAGATAAATTACGGAGTTGGTAACCAAGAGGTGTCAGATATAATAAATGAAAACTGTAGTGATGTTACTATAGAAGAGGTTGACGCTAACACCATTAATTATAATAAGCAAGAGGAGATGGCTAAGATAGCTGAGAGTGCAGGATTCCAAGGGTTCTTGTATGATCAGGATGGTGAACTTATGTCTAGTGTTTGGGCACCAGTTCAAGTAAACCCAACATCTAGATTTTCATTACAGGATAACAACAATAAGACTGTATATGTAAGTGATGCTTTTGGATTCTTATTTGATATGAAGGCATCGTTTATAAATGCAGATTACGAGTTAGGTAGACACTTAACTGGACTAAGATACTATGGAAGTAGAATTAAACTTGGCCAAGATCAAAAGGGTAATACTCTATCTGAATTAGATCCTAAATCAAAACTTTACGACTCAAGTAGAAAATACGACATAAGAGCTAGTAAGTTAATATTTAAACCTCAAGGAACTCATAGTAGAAAGGATATAAAAGACCTTATGATTTATGCTAAGGGTGGTCTTAACTTAGCACTTTATAATGCTAACGAAAATGCTAGAGCATTAAAAAAGTTTGTAGATAAAGTAATAACTGAGATAAAAGAAACTCAAGAGTATAAAGATGCCACTGCTGAGGAGAAAAAAAATATGATAAATGAAAGAGTTGGGCATAATAAAATACAGAATCTATTAACTAGTAAAGAAGCTAGATTAGAAGAAGAGCTTAAGGGTAACAAAGAGTTGCTAAATATAATTAATGTAATGGTTAATCATATTGAACAACTAGGTGCTATACTTATTGAAGAAGGCTTGGTTGACGGTCCTTTAGCTGCTGCTATAGATGCAAACAGAGGTATATACCTTCACAGGAAGTATAAGTTGTATGGTAAAAAAGCTTACAGTCCAACAGAAGATGTAAGGAATAGAGCTATTTTATTTATAGTTTCTGAGTTAAAAGGTAAGAAAGCTAACGAAGGGAAAAGCGATAGCGAGCTTTATGACATGGCTGAGAAAAAAGTTGACCTTATACTAAGGAGAGAGTCTGGATCATTAGACTTTTTAAGTCAAGGGTTTGGTAAAGTTATTACTGCAGACACATCTATATTCAAATCTAGAAATGAAAACTTACCAGAAGAGATTAGAAATCTATTAGGTGAGGTTAACGATCCTTACAACAACTACATAACTACAGTTGGTAAGATCGCACAAACAATAGCCTCTGATAGATTATATGAAGATTTATTATCTATTGGTCTAGGTGATTTTATATCAGCACCTATGGAGGGTGATGCTAGTTTACCAGAGGGAGAATCTCAGAGGTTCTCAGGTAACCAACTAAAAGGTAGAAAGTGGGGAGCACTTGAAGGGTATTTCGTAGACAATGAAATGTATTCTGTCTTAAATTCTTTTGATGAGTCTGTGATGTCTGCTCAAAATAGTGGAACACTCAGAGGTTATTTAATGCTATCGTTACTTGGTAAAAAATTCAAAACTATATATAGTTTAGGTACTCATGGTAGAAATGTTGTCGGTAACTCATCATTTGTGTTTATGGCTGGTCACGTTCCTTTAAATGGTAAAATGTATAATGAAGCTCTTGATGTTATAAAATTCGTTAAAGATGAATTTATGGGTAACGAGAAGGATGCTAAGATGGATGCTATATATAAAAGACTCGTAGATCTTGGTGTGGTAAATACAAACGCATTTCTTCAAGAGATAAATGCAATAATGAATCAACTAGATATGGCTGATTTTGATTTCATGGATTACTATAATGAGTCGGATGATGCTGAAGGATTTAAAGCTTTAGCTAAAGATAAAGTACTTAGTTTAGATAAGATACTTACTAAAGCGTATCAGGCAGAGGATGATGTTTTTAAATTCTTTGGTTGGATGGTAGAAAAAAATAGATATATGAGAGCAGGTTTTCCAGAGGCTCTTGCTGAAAGACAAGCTGCTAGAAATATAAGAAACATATATCCTAATTATGATGAGATACCTGCTTTCATAGCAAGTATTGGTAAGTTTCCTTTGGTTGGTACATTCGTTGCTTTCCAGGCAGAAACTTGGAGATGTGCTAAAAACAGTATTGTTTTAGCTAAAGAAGAGATGGAATCTAATAATCCTGAACTCAAAAAGTTAGGATCAAAAAGAATGGCTAGCACCTTTGCATCCCTTGCTTTAACAGAAACTCTTCAAGTGGGATTAGCTATGTTAGGATACAATGGAGCTGTAGCACTGATGAGAGCATTTAGTGATGATGATGATGAGGAGTTTGACATGACTCTTAAAAATAGAGATGACTTTCAGTTAAATAAACATATTGAAAGAATATTAGCTGAATGGGATAGAAATGGTCACAACATTCAAACAGGTACTGGTACAATCGTTGATATGAATCCTAAGAGTCCTTTCTATAGACGAGAGGTTCCATACATAGATTATGTAAATATGTCTAAGATGTCTGGTACTGGATTTATTAGAGATACATTTAGGGTTATATATAAAGGGTTAAGAGATCCTGAAGGTTTTGAGTCTTTTACTAGAGTTGTAAAACAAATATACGAACCATTTTTATCTATAGATATGACAACTGATGCGTTACTTGAAGTTTTACAAAATGAGAATGGTAGAATATTTAACGAGACTGATAGTTATCCTGTAATGTTCTTGAAAGGTATTGCTTATGTTGGACAAAAGATAGGTCCATCTACTTTAAATCAAATTGTTAAAATAGGTGAAACTGCTGTAAAAACTGATACTAATAGAAGTGTTTCTGTAGAGCTTTTAGCTATGATGGGACTAAGAAATACAAGGCTACTTCCATACACATCTGCTAAATTTGATTACACAGATACTTATGGTAAGATGAAAAAACTAACTAGAGGTGAAGAAAATATTGTAGATAGGGTGACAACACCATTTGTAAATAGAGAAAAGTTTTCACTGTCAAATGAAAGTGAAACAAAAAGAAGATATACAGATCAAGAAGATTATTTTTACGACTCTAAATTTGAATCGTATCATAAAGATATGGTAAAGATAACTAAAGGTTTAATAATGTCTGGAGGTAAAGGTGGAGATATACTTGAAATAATGACGGGAGCTAATGTTAAAATGCCATCATGGTTAGCTAATGACATATACATGAGAGCAAGTCAAGAGTTGGCAAATTAATTCACACAAAACACATTATTTGAATTTATTATTTGTATCTTTGAAGCACTTACCAATTCCCGTCCTGGGAATAATTGGTTTTTGGTTTACGTTAAAGGAGGGGGTGATTCCCCTCTTTTTTTTATTATATGGAAGTAGGTATACAGTTAGTAAATGGATTTGTGTTTGGGATTAGATTATTTCACCCAACAGAATATATGCCATACAGCGAAGTCCAACTATTTGTTGGACCCGTATGTTTTTATATCATTTGGGATTAATCTTCTTTACCTTGCCCTTCTTCGTATATACATTCTTCTTGATCAGTAGAGTCTGTAACCCAAGACTGCCAAATTAACTTTGCTGTTTCTTCAGCACTACCTTTATCACTCATATTGTTTATTTAAAGGACTCCGACCTAAGATGGTATCGACTGTCGTATCTACCTCCTTTTGATTTGATGGAACATATACGTCTAACTTCTGACCTGTATCATGCAGGTGTTTTAAAAACAGCTTGAATCGCATCTTAAATTCAGGAGTCCTTATTCCTTTTGTCTCTATTATAAATCCTTTTTGTAAATTAATAAAGTCTGGTGTGTAGGATATGTTTCTTATATTCCCAGGCTTTTGTTTGAATGTAGTCTTACCCTTTGTTTTACCCTTGTCCATAAGAGTACCCTCAAACTTGAATTTTTCTACAAGCTCGAATGTTTTTCCTTCGTACTGATTAGGGATTTTTGCTTTTTTGAGGGCTCTGTAGCAGTAAAGCTCTAGTCCAGATGCAAATGTAATTCCATCTGCTTTGTGTTTCTTAGCTTTAGTTATCTGCTTTCCTTTTCTTCTTTTGAATCGCATTAAGCCAAGATACAAAATAATTATTTCTTACCCCTGTTCCTTGCTCTATTTTTAGATTGACCCTCTAAGACTAGTTTACCTGACTTGGTGTGTGATGCATCTTTTCCGTCACCCTTCTTACCTTTCTTTCTATTGAATAGGTTTAGTTTGACACGATACTTTTTTCTTTTCTCTGAAGAAGAATATTCGGAGTCGTACTTTTTTTTCTTTTCATACGACTCCTTATTCTTTTTATAATGTTTAGTGCTTTTACTTGCCATGCTATATTATTATAGTCTGCAAGATACAAATTATTCTTCAGACTTATCTTCTTCAGGTTTCTGTTCTTGATCTGACTTAAGTAGACCTTTAAAAACATAATGCTCAACCTCAAGTAGTATTTCTCTAAATGCATCAATGTCTCCATTAGATGTCATAGATGCTGCTGCGTTTACACAGTCTAACCTTCTCTCTAGATTGTACTTAATCATTCTAAGGTTTTTTTCTTCTTCTTTTTCTTTTTTAGTCATAACTAAAATTTAATTATTGTTAGTAAATTAATATCTATATAGAACAATAACTCTCTGTCCCATACAGATCCTGCTCGTGGGTTTTTCATGCCACCCCACTCAACTGTGGCTTTTGTTATTTTATGCATCCAAATATAACCAATTCCATCGAGAAACCTCCAAGCTATACATAATGGAAGTTCTTTAGTTAAAGCTTCTTTTTGACAATGTTGTATTTTTCTTACTGAAGTTCTAACTCTTTGTATGTCTTCCATGTTAAGACTCATGGTTTTTACCTCACACAAAGACACTACCTTCATAGTCTTATTGTCTATTATTTCAGCATCCACTGGTGCATACCTTCCTAATTGATTATAGTTTAAATCTTTTCCCTCTAAAAGTATACGAAGAGTTTCAGCTTCTCTTTTTCTGTCTTCTTCGCTTTCAAATCTAGGTTCTCTTTTCATTTTTAATCAAAATAATTATAGTCAAACACAACATAAAGAATTATCCAAAGACCCATTAAAAAGTTAAATATAAGTCCTATTAAGGTAAAAATATCAGAAAGACTCATTAGCTTGGGCTGTTATAAATTTTTCTTCAAAATCTTGTGGATCAATAAACTTGGTGTATTCTTTCTGGAATCTAAGAGGTAGAGTTCCAGTACCTATATTTCTACCTTTAGCAAATATTAAATCTACCAAGCCCTCCGTTGGATTACCACTATCATCGGTCATAATACCATAATATTCAGGTCTATATACCAACATAACAATATCAGATGCCTGCTCTATTTCGCCACTCTCTCTTAAATCTGATAAGCTTG